CTACTCGTAGATGGTGAGATTGAGGGTGCTACTATTGGTTTTATTTCTAGTGATACTGCTGGTACTGATGCTATTGTTACTTCTTATGAGGGTGGTTCTGGAACTTTTGGCTTTGCGGCATTATCTAATGCTGTTGATAGTTCAACTGGTTTCGGTATAGTTTATATTGAATATACGCCTTTCATTAATAGAGCTTACGATATTATCAATAATGAGATGCGCAATCGTGGCTTAGATATTACATTGTTCAAGACAACTACCCAAGTGAAAGAACTTCATTTGATGAAAACTCTTGAATTAATTTGTATGTCTAAACGTCAAGATGCTGACTCAGATGATATTTATCACGAATCATATTTAGTATTTAAAGAGAATTACGAAAGTGAATTAACTACTTTAAAAGCTGATTATGATACTGATGAAGATGGCACTATTGATACTTCAGAAGAAAAACAATCTAATCAAGTGGTCTTGGTTAAATGATAACGCTATTACAAAAGAAAGGCTTTCGATTTACCGATAAAGACACGCTTTCTAATCGTGAATTTCGTGCTTTGGATGCTTCTTTTGAACAGAGCGAAACAATGTCTACGTTCGCTTACCCAGTATTCGATGTAGTTGAGGGTTTTGAGTTATATCTTAACAACAAGACTTACAGAGAATCAGCGCTAAGAGAAATACTTGATTTATCAAGGACAGAGGGTCGTGATGATTTATATATGGTTGATATGAATGGTTACATTGATGATGCCTATATTAAAGAGCAAACTGGCTACGATGATATTTCGGTGGAAGTCGAAAAGGATGAGCGTGGTTATTGGATTACATTTACAACAATTAAACAAGGAGTTACATAATGGCTATTAAAGGACATGAGGGTAGTGTCACAGTTGCTGGTAATGCGAGTGCTATGGGAAACGCGAAAGCGTGGTCTTTAGACATCTCACAAGAAACTGCTGATGTTACCGATTTTGGTTCATCTGGCTGGAAAGAATCCGCTACTACGCTAAAGTCGTGGTCTGGTTCTATTACAGCAATCTTTGACGCATCTGGTGCTGATGAGGCTGATTTACAAACCGCATTGACTGGTGGTTCGGCAATCAATCTTGATCTACAGCTTGGTGATGGCACTGGCTCATACGATAAGTATTCGGGTAGTGCTAACATTACTGGGCAATCAGTAACAAATGACGTTAATGGCATTGTTGAGGCAACCTTTACCTTTGAGGGTACTGGGGCATTAACTATCGCATAGTTTATTACGGGGATTAAGTTCCCCGTTTTATTTATACAAATATGAATAAATTATTAAAAGCATTAGAAAAAGAAAGCACAGATATTCGTTCTGCTGATATGGTGGTTAATGGTGAAATTCACCAAATCTATTACCGTGTTATGTCTGGTGATGACCATGCGAGAGCATTAGAGTTATCTAAGCGTACAAAAACCATTAAGGAAGCCGATGGTTCGACTACTGACTTAACGTACTATGATGACGATTTACTGCGACATCATATTATCTACTTTCAGCTACTCAATAAAGAGGGCGAACGTGTTTTTAACAATTTAACCAAGATCAAATGGATTAGAGATAATATCACCTATGAAACGTCTAGCTTCTTAGCTTCGGTCATGGGTCTTAAATCAGTATCTGATATCATTGAAGAACAACAAGAAGTATTAAAAAAGATGAATGGCTAAAGGCAAAGGCATATCTTGCCTTTGAACTTGGTAAGTCCATCTCCGAAATAAACGCACTACCGATGACTGAAATTGGTACACTAATGGCGTATAAGATTGATGCTAATAAAGGGGTGAGTGATGGCAACTGAAAAGATTGAATTATTAATTATAGCTAAGGGTAAGCCAGCTGAAAAAGCTATAAAAGGCGTTGAGAAAAAGACCGAAGATTTAGGTAAGCAAGCTAAAAAGACTGGCAAAGATACTGATGGAATGCTAACCAAGATGAAAGCTGGTTGGATTGCTGTTGGTGCTTCGGTAGCAATCGCAGTTACTAAGGCGGCTTCATTTGAACGTGCTTCAATTGGTTTAACCAAGGCTCAAAAAGACTGGGCAAAAGAAACATCATTAGCGACAGACATACAAGCTGAACAAGTTGCTGGCTTCTTAAAGTCTGCACAAACTGCTGGTCTTGCTGAAGATAAAATGAAAGAGTTAGCCAAGCAATCAATCGCTCTGGGTTACGCATTCCCACATGAAAACGCTGAAACATTAAATGACAACATGATTATGCTTGCCAAGACGGGTGAAGCACAAGGTTTTGTTGTTGATATTCTTGAGCAAAAATATGCTGGACTTGGTGAAGATATAACAACACTTGATTTAAAAACTAAATCATGGGCTGAAAAGATGGAGTTAGTTGGCGAGGTTGCAGAAAAATCTCAAGAGCAGATGGATGCTTCTAAATATAAAGATTTAAATGAGATGGTTGGCTCTTTAGATAAGGCATTCACTGATGTTGGTGATAATCTTGTTACTCTTGCTAGTGATTCTGGTGGATTTGGTCTAGTAACTAAAGTTATAAATTCGTTCTCTTTAGCCTTGCAATTCATTACGGCTGGTGTTCATTCATTAACGCAAGACATACCTAAGCTGCTTGAAGCACTTGGACTATGGACGGACAAACAAGCAAAAGTTATTGATGTTACAAAAGAACAAAAGACTGCTGAAGAACAAATAACTGATCAATTAAAGCATAAAGCCGACATTATGGCTTCAATTCATATTTTAGATGGCGCAGCATTAATAGCGGCACAGAAGCAGATAAGAGTAATTGATGAGCAAATAGCTTCTTTAAAAGAACATGGCGATGCGCTTCACACAGTAAGAGAAAAAATTACTAAAAACAAAGATCAGTTTAAAAAAGACAAGGCAGATGAAGTTGCTGAAGCTAATGGTTCTTGGTCTATGATGAAGAAAGGCTTTGGCGATTATGTTTCAGATGTTAAGAAGAAGTCTAAAACAATGCGTGATCTAGGCTCTACCGTTGCCCAAGGTATGGAAGATGCCTTTGTTAATATGGCAATGGGAGTTAAAACGTCATTTAAAGATATGGCTAATGCTGTTATGGCTGACTTATTGCGTATCATAATTAGACGAAACATTACAACAAAGCTGTTTGGATTATTCCATACTGGAACTGCTGAAGTTAAACATACTGGCGGTGCAATTGGTATGTCTAGCATTCCATCATTTCACACTGGCATTAGATCAGATGAGCGTTTAGCTAAATTACAAGTTGGTGAAGCTGTTATTAACCGTGGCGGTGCTTCAAAGAATCGTGATGCTATTGAGGCGATGAATAAAGGCTATTCTGTTGGCGGTAGTGGTGGACAAGTAACAACTGCTGAGATTAATTTCAACGTACAAGCCATTGATGCTAATTCATTCAATAATTATCTTGTGAATAATAGAGATACAATTGAGGGTATTATCAACGCTTCTTTAACCTCTAACGGCTCAGTTCGTAGAACAATTAGGCAAACAGTCTAATGTCATTATCAGACTTATCATCTTCATTGCTGGTGAAGCATAGCCACGTTCAAGTAGAAGAATGGACTAAACAAGGTCAAGCATTACAATTCAATTCTGGCAAAAATCAACGTATTGTTAGCAATACCATACCAGCGATTGAAATGACGATCAGTTATAAAAACTTATCACAGAATGATTTTGAGAGTTTAAGAAGTTCTTATGAATCTAGTCATTCAAATACGTTCGAACTAACCAACACAAGTGAAGAAACGCTAGAATATATTGACCCAAGACGTGATCATTTAGGTACAGCAAATACGAGTGTTTGGGCATTTAAAGAGTTTAGATTTAAAGCTACAACAAGCCAAAGATGGACTGGCACTGTTAAATTAATAACATCTGTATTTTTTGACTTTACTGAATATCAACAAGCATTCACGCAATCTTCAGCCTATTCACCAGTAACAACAACAGACACTACGTTTACGTCTTTAATGGCTAATTATGCTCAACCTTACCAAATTGATTACGAATATATGAACAACTCTATATTCTCAAATATAGGACAATCAGCACGTCACATTAAAGATAAAGACGGACTTCGTAAGAAGTGGACTCTATCTTGGTTATTACAACAATCTGACTTCTTGGAATTGTTAAAATATTATCGTAAGAGGGGTGGTATTATGTCTAAATTCGGTGTTCCTAAACTTGGCTTTGGTACTATTGGTAAAACAGAGGCAGTATTTATGGCAGACTCATTTAAATATGATAAGCGTGTTGATGGTATGTATTCTTGTAAAGCAGATATAGTAGAAGTGTTATGAGTAAAACAATCACAAACAATTCACGTTCAAACGATCAATTAGCATTATTACATCTGTTTGAATTTCACATGGATAAAGACTTAGATGGCAATGTAGGAGAGTCTGGGGAAATCCTATACTTTACTGATCATGATATATTTGTAACTGATGGCACTAATGAATACACGCCATTAGCAATTAGCTTTGATAAATTATCAGAAGATTTTTCAATGTCTAGTGATAGTATTAATATCACTATTGATAATGTTAATGGTGCTTTATCAACAGAAGCATTATTATCAGAGTGGCGAAATAACCCAGCTAAGATAACAAGAGTTATCTATACACCACCATCTCAAACGCTTGATAGTGAAAACTATGATTATGGTTTAGTTCATTATGAAGCAGCAACTACCTATCCAAGATTAGACATTAGTTCGGTTACTAAAGACACTTATACGTTGTTTGAGGGTGTTATTGATACGTTCAGTGCGACATCACAAGCATTAATTGGATCAATAACAACTAAGTTTACATATTGGAATAGACCATTTCCGACAAGAACCTATAATCAGAATGAATTTGCTTCAATTGTTGATGCTATTGTTGATACCGTTTATTGGGGTAGGCAAGACACATGATAAATAACTGCTTCACAACTGCCTATAAATATCTAAATTTACGCTATACATTACCGCAGTCATGGCATGAATGGACGATTGAAGATATGAATAAGTTTGTCAAAGATGAAAAGAAGTTTTTAGGAAGAAAGGATCATATCGCATTCTTTAGAAGTTTTTGCTCAAAAGTGAAAGAAGCTAAAAAAGACGATATAGTTCTTACACGTAAATCAGTTGGTGTTGCTATCAATCAATTCACTTATTGGGTTTATAACGAAGATTTGGAACGTACAGTACATAAAAAATTAGGTAATGATTGCTTAATTATGAGGATTAACAATGGGTGACACAGTAAAGGCAATTGCTGGTTTAGCATTAGCATATTTCGCACCAGTATTAGCTGGACTTACAACAAATATCTGGGCATACGGTGCTGTTTTAGTTGGCGCTACTTTAGTTGGCGCTTCTGTTGCTGGTTCTGCTTTAGCGCCAGATGTTGGTGATATTGGTGGTACAGATTCCTATGCTGGTCAAAAGCTACAAACCCAGAAGTCAAACACGAGTCCAGTTCCAGTTGTGTATGGTTATCATAGAATGGCTGGTAATATTATCTACCAAACTACTAGAAACCTTTTAAATGGTGATACTTCAGCCAAGGGTTACAATAGAGATTATTACTCAGTTATTGTCTTGGCTGGTCATGCGTGTAATAGTAATGGCTTAATATTAGATGACTTGAAAGTTTTCTCTGGTGAAACAGAGATGACTTTTGGTAATAGCAATAGATTCAGCACTGCGAATGTTTTTGTGAAGTATAGTTATGATTCATCAGCTATAAACATAAGAGATTTAATTTGGAATACTAGCGGTGGTGATAGAACTGGAAGTAGTTCAGACTTAAACCTTGATAGCGTAGTAATACCAGCAAATTGCACTTTTTTATTAGTCCATCAAGTGTTTGACGGTGAGGATAGCCAAAATACTCAGCTTGAAAATATAACTGTTGAGATAAAAGGTAAAGAGATTAGAACCATTACAGATTCTTCTACTATCAGTACATTAGGATCATATTCAACAAACCCAGTTGAAATTGTGATTGATTTATTGACTAATGCGTTATCAATTCCTGATGCTGATATTGATATTGCTTCTTTCTACCAAGCTAAAACAGATTGTGATGACAATGGCTGGACTTGTAATATCGCACTAATTCAACAAGCAAATATTCAGTCTATTATTCAAGACGTTCTTGCAACTTGCCGAGGTTCTATTGTTCATTCTGGCAATAAATGGAAATTAAAGATTGATACTAAATCGCAAACAAGCGTTAAAACCCTTGATGATGATGATTTTATTAACAATAGTTTAAGCATCTCAATGCGAGGAAATGGCGAGATAGCTAACAAGATGATTTTGAAGTATGTAAACCCATCTGATAACTGGTTAGCAGCGCAAGTAGAAAAAGAAGATACGACATTGCAAAATTGGGATGGTCAAACAATTGAGAAAGTGCTTGATGTTAAAGGTATTACGAACGCTACACAAGCCAATGAACTCGCTGAAATAACTCTTAATTCAATGCGTTATAGTGAAGATGCAAATGGAAATCGTGTTAAGCAGACTCCGCTTGTGTTATCATTTGCTACGACAGTTAAGAACGCTGATTTAGAGGTTGGTGATGTTATTACAGTTGATAGTGATTTACTTGATAGAAATCGTAAATTTATGATTCTTTCTGTAGAAACAGATCAAAGTGGTTTGATACAATTATCAACAAGAGAGTATTGTGAAACGCATTACAAAGATTCATCTGGAACATATTTAATTTAGAGGATATATTATGGCAATTACAACAAGAAGCGGCAAAGGCTCACCATTAACTCATAATGAGATGGATGCTAACCTTAGTGCTATTACAGAAAAAACATCAGCTACTGGCGCAGTAAAAGGATCATCTGGTACAACAGCACAAAGACCAGCTTCACCAGTTGAGGGTTACACAAGATTTAATACAACATTAAACAGACACGAAACTTACAATGGCTCTACGTGGATAACAGCAGTAAGTTCAGCTAATACAGATACTTCAGATATGTCATTTGTAGTTGATGAAGATGCTATGACATCAGACTCAGCAACGAAAGTACCGACTCAACAATCAGTTAAGGCTTATGTTGATTCACAAGTACAATCTAAAGATGCTCTATCCGAGTTATCTGGCACGTTAGACGATATTACTGATGGTACGACTTATGTTAAGTCTACCAATGATTTTACCGATGCTAATGTAACTAAATTATCGGGCATAGAAACAGCAGCCACAGCAGATCAAACAGATGCTGAGATTAAAACAGCCTATGAGAACAATGCTGATACTAATGAATTTAGTGATGCTGAACAAACCAAGTTAGCCGCTATTGAATCTAGTGCTACTGCTGACCAGACAAACCTAGAGATTAAGACAGCTTATGAAGCTAACACTAATACTAATGCTTATACAGATACAGAAGTATCTAAGTTAAGCGGTATTGAATCTAGTGCTGATGTTACTGATTCAACTAATGTTAATGCTGCTGGTGCGGTTATGGAATCTGACACAACTACGGCTAGTATGTCATTTGTTGTTGATCAAGATGATATGGCTGGGGATAGTGCAACTAAAATCCCAACTCAGCAATCTGTTAAAGCCTACGTTGATTCACAAGTACAGTCTAAGGACTCACTAGGTGAATTAGGCGGCAACCTTGATGATATTACTGATGGCACGACTTATAAAAGAATGTCTGCTACTGAGCAATCTAAACTATCTGGCATTGAATCTGGTGCAACCGCTGACCAGACCAATGCTCAAATTAAGACTGCTTATGAAGCTAATGCAGACACTAATGAGTTTAGCGATGCAGAGCAAACTAAACTATCTGGTATTGAAGCAAGTGCTACTGCCGATCAATCTGCTAGTGAAATTAAGACTGCTTATGAATCAAACGCTGATACTAATGAATTTAGTGATGCCGAGCAAACTAAGTTATCTGGTATTGCTACTTCAGCTAACAACTATTCACATCCAGCGGCTCACACTATTAGTGAAGTTACTGGTTTACAGACAGCATTAGATGGCAAGACTACTGAATCTTATGTAGATACTGAAATCTCTAACTTAGTTGATTCATCTCCAGCCGCACTAGATACATTAAATGAATTGGCTGCTGCTCTTGGTGATGATGCTAACTTTAGCACAACGGTAACTAACTCTATTGCAACTAAGCTACCTAAAGCTGGTGGCACACTAACTGGCAACCTATCTCTAGGTGATAACG